CTTCTTTTAACTGTGCTTTCTCTTCAACTTTCTCAGCGACCATCTTCTCACCCATTGCTTTTGCTTGTGCAGTTGCAACCGATGCCATCTCTAAATTCTCAGATATCTTTTGGAGCATCAGTTCCACCTCGTCAACAGGTACTGACTTGGTCTTTTCAATTGGTGTGGCAATAATCCCCACAAAAAAACAAGCGACAAAAAGCAATGTGATGTGTTTCATAGTTTCTTCATAGTATTCATTATGCGAATCTCCGTGATGGCAGATGCCAATGCAGAATCCGAACGCTTCAGGGCGTAGGTCAATCGGTCAATCTTGATATCAAGAGCATCTATCTTTTGATTACTCTTTTCAATTTGTTCTTTGTAGCCCGAGCGAAGGTCAACATACAAATAAGACACAGCCACAAGCATACAAAAAGCAACGGCAGCAATTGGATTTTTCTTAAATTGGTCAAACGATACTGGAAGTGCTGAAGGTTTTTTGATAGTAGATGCCACGCAGACAAATAGAAAATCAGTCCTTGTGTTGCTTTTTGTCTTTTTCCATAAAATACTGATCTACAAAAAAGATAAATCCAAATAACAACAACCCAACAAATGCTGCTGCCGAAACACAAACCACAAAGGGTTCAACGATATCTTCAAAATGCCTATCCATTACTTTTTATCTGCCATATGTTTCACACCCATAATCGTTCCAATGATTGAGAATGAGTTGGTCAAGATGATTCCAAATAGATTGCTCCAGGTAGTTTCAATGATTGTAGAATTTAACCCTTTACTGATGACATACAAATAAAGAATCGTTGTCAAGATACAAACTGCACCAATCACCGACAATGCGACCTTTACAATCAATCCAATCAGTTCAAATTGAGTCCTTTTTTGTAGTGATTCCAAATCCTCAACGGCTGCGTTCTTGAGCATCTCAGATTGTGCAAGTGATTCTTGCAAATCAATCATCAACTTTTCACGATCCGCTTGGCTTTCTATTAAGTCCTTGTTTTGTGACTGAACTTGTTTGGTAATCTCTAATCGTTTCCGTCTTGTTTCTTGATCACGCTGCTTTGCTTCATCAATGTATCTTTGGAATTCCTCATCCGTTGTTTGGATGACTTTCAAGACATTGCCCTCTAAACCAACCTTTTTTGTTTTCCATAGGTTCAGCAGTTGTTGGGCAGTATCATTGCTTAGAATCACTTGTATACCTTAAACGGAGCAGTTTTATTCTTGTACCCTTCATAATCTCTGCGAAAGGATTCCAATCTCGGTTCAATCTCATCGGACTTGATAATCCAAAACTGAGCTCCAACGGATTTGGCTTTGTCAATTTCTTGTTTATCGTCTGAACTGGAGATGATTCCGATGACAACACCGTTGCCATACTCCGTGTTGATTTTCCTAATTAACTCAATCCCGTCAAATGAAGAACCAATGATGTTCAAATCCACAAACACACATTCGGGGCGTTCTTCATCAAGCCCTTCATTGAACCACTTCTTAAATAACCTATCGGCTTCGTCTGAAGATGTCAAACTTTGCAGGGAAAGTGTGATGTCCAGCAACGAGCAAGAATCTTCAAAAACCAAGTGGAACAAATCCTCGTCATCAACTAATAATATGGAATTAATCATCGTATTTTTATCTTTAATTTTGTACCTATTTCTAATTTCTCCGCAGTTACCGGGAATTTGTGTTCATCCATTATCGCAATACAAATGTTCAAACCCAATCCGCTTCCAGCTTCTTTCTGATTTTCTTTTCGTTTATACGGTTGCGACCATTGAATCAAATCCTCTTGACTCATTCCACGCCCATTGTCAACGATGCAAAGATAGTTGTCCTCCGCAAATATGCGAATCACCTTTGTTGAACTATCGTTGTACTTTAACCCGTTTCTGATTAGGTTATCAACGGCAGTACAAAACAATGACTCGTTCACTTCAATGATGGGCAGTTCTTCAATGACAACTTGCTTTTCATAACTGGTACTGCTCAGGTAACTGATTAGAATTTCACGCAGATCAAACTCGTTCTTTTCAAGTTGTGCATCTGCCTTCACAAGGTTGGTGAATTCCTTCACTCCCTTGTACACTTTTTGTGTGTGGGTCAATCCTTCTTCAATCATTCGCAAGGGTGCATCAATCTTTAAGTCCTTGATTTGCTCTTCAGACAATCTGCGTTTTAACGAACTCAAACCTCGTGGGATATATGTATTGATACCTGAGTGCATATCGTGTCTTAGAATCTTCGCAGCGTGTTCCAAATAGGAATTCTTTTTGTTTACATCCGCTTCAATTATCTTCTTGTCGGTGATGTCGGTTGCAATTAGCATCACTTTGTAAACTTCACCGTATGGATCTTTGATGGGGTTGTAGTTTGCAAATAACCATATCACCGAACCATCTGACTTCAATCTTTCATATTCTCCTTGCTTGAATCTTCCGACTCTGAGTTGATTCCAAAATGAGTTGTATTCGTTGGCATCTACATCACCGACCAAAACTTTGTGGCGTTGTCCAATTATATCTGCATAGCCAAATGATGTGTAAAACTTTGAATTTGCTTTTCGGATAGTTCCGCTTTTGTCAAACTCCAATACGATGTTACTGGCATCAATGGCGTTGAATGTATCATCAATGCTTTGGAATTTATGCCGTGCTTTTCTGACGAACTCAATCACAACGAAATAGAAAAAAGGTATAAAGGCAATAATTGACCAATAGCCAAAAAGAGCCGATGTATAGGTCGGCTCAATGTATTTGAAAACAAGTGCTGACTGCACGGAAAGAAAGGTCAGCATAATGACTGACGCAATTATCAAAGCGATCCAACTACGACCGCTTAGTTTCATTGGCAAATAGGATTAATCCAAGTTAAAGTTATTTCATCCCAAGTCCATAGACATCCATCGTTTGGGTATGGTGTGGGCGGTTGCCAAAGGCAGTCCGCATCCAATGTCCAACTTTGGTATGGTTGTGGGCTTGAAAAATTGTCTTTGTCTGGGTAATAAATAAACCCAACACCCGCAAAGTTTTTACCTTGTGTGTTGTAGTAAGTTCGCACCCATTCACCACCAAATGTTTCAATACACCATTCAACAGAATCGGCAACGATTACTTCTAAAACTATGTTATTTTGTATTTTTGCGACTTGCATATTATGTAGGATAAGAAATTATTACTATACCACTACCACCATTACCTCCGTTTAATGCGGCAACCAAAAAAGCACCGCCACCTCCACCGCCAGTGTTTGCTGCTCCATTTCCTGCGGCTGGATTTGTTGCATATTTTTCACCATTTCCACCACCACCACTTCCACCACTACCTTGTGTTCCCGTCGCACTACCTCCACCACCTCCAGCATAAAATGTAGAAGTTCCACTAATTGAATAAGATAAACCATTACCACCATTAGGAGGGGATGAACTTGAACCAACACTACCAGCACCACCACCACCACTTCCATATGAATACCCGTTAGCACTTCCACCACCATTATTGCCTTGCCCAGCGGTTGCCGTTCCCCCTACAGTTGAATTACCAAAAGCACCACCCCCACTACCTCCGTCTTTACCATCCCCACTCGTGCTAACTCCACCACGACCACCACCTATAGCAGTTAAAGTATCAAATACTGAATTATTACCATTTGTATTGCCTCCAGAATCTGAAGTTGGCTTTACTCCACCAGAACCGACGGTAATTGTATAGGCTTGTACTGCGATAGATTTTGAAGCGTTGTAAATCAAACCCCCAGCACCACCACCACCACCAGCAAAAGAACCACCACCACCTCCACCAGCAACAACTAAAGCTTCAACGGTTGGCGAATTGTTTACAGTTAATACGGTAAATGTTCCTGAGCTTGTAAAAGTGTGAATCGTACGACCACCTAAAAAACTAATTGTTCCGCCTGTAGCTGTTATTCTATCTAAGCTTTCACTACCAATTAACCCTAACTGCGTAGGCAATTGACCAGCAACCAACTTGTCGCCAAACAACTTCTCATTAAACCCACGCATTATCCCAAAGTCCGGCATCAATAATCTCCTTTGATTGCAAATATATTAACCCCAGCAGCAGTTGCAACAGTAGTTCCAACTTTGACAACTTGCCCTGCTTTTAATTGCAAATCTGAGTAAGCAGTCACCGCCCTTTGTGATGTCACCGTAGTTGATGCGGTAATGGCAGCCAAAGCAATCTCATCAAACAACTTAAAATTCGCCCCACTTGAATCACTCACAAAAATCAAAACCAAAGTTGCCGCATTTGTTCCTGCAACCTTCGCCCCAATTTGCGTGATCTTCGTGCCGTTTGTTGCAGCGGTTAAAAGCGTGACGGTGTTTGTCATCGTTGCACCTGTTCTGTCGGTTGTCGCAGTCGTCACCGTTGCGATTGCAAGTTCGGGTGATAGTGCGAATATGGGTGATGTATTTGCTGGCATTTTAGTAGTTATAAAATAAGTATAAATCCCCACCCGTTGAAGGTGGAATGTTTAAGTTTGTCAAATTACTTCCGTCAATTGCAGGAAGTTTGGTTGATGCATCCAACTGTACTAATTGAGATGCTCCGTTAAATGTGTTTCCTTGCTTTGTAACGGCAGATGTTAACCTTGCATCAGCCAATGTGCCACTCGCAATGTTTGATGCGTTTGTGGTGTCTACATTTGCCACATCACCCAAGCCGACTTGTGCTTTTGTGGTGGCGTGTGGGTTGCTTGTATCGGATGTGTGTGATGTAAGTGTTGAAAGATTAGCGGTGATCTGAGCTTGTAACTTTCCGAAGGCAACCAATACTGAATCGGTTGCAGAAATCACGGCATTTGTCACCAATGAAATACCCGTCAACACGACTGCTCTCACTCTTGCTGCGGTGAAATACTCGTTTGTTCCCTCGCTGATGTCCGTTGTTGTCAATACAACTGCACCCGTCTTTGTGTTTACGGATTGGACATTGCCCTGAGATGCGATGGTGATGGTTTGAAGTGCATCATCAAAGGTGATGGATGTGTTTGAACCAGCTTTGAACGCTGCCTTTGCCTTCGTGTAAACTCGTGTATTGGTGAAATATAGGTTTGTTCCTTCGGCAAGGTTTGTCGTTGTACTGGCTTCCAATACCCTTTGTCCGATGTTGGCAAGGTTTGTCCGTTTGGTGACATTCTCGGAATAGTCAACGATTGGAATTGAGTCTTGATTGACATCAATAGTTCCAATGGAATCAAGTTGTGAAATTTTCTTGTTAGACATAACTTTCTATCAAACGACCTCCATCCTCTTGGAGCAATAAAAATGAATCCTCAGTTAATAAGAAAGCAGCCGTCAACGCATCTACTTCGTAGTTCTTCTTGACATCATCCACGCTTCGCTCAAACCCCATATCCCTATTCGTGGTGAATGTTTTCTTGGTGAGTGATACTTCGTGTTCAACGCCCATATCACGATTCGTGGTGTAGATTTTCTCGCTCACGATACCTGATAGAATAACTCGTTGTTTAACAATGGAAGAACTTTCAATAATCCCGTTTCAACCAACTCATCCGCTAAGGACGGATTCAAGTTGTTGGATGAAATCTGTGCGTAGATGTTGTACTCGTGTTCACCGACCTCCAAAGTTTTGGCATCCGTTACACCTTCATCAAACAAGAACTTGTTGTATCGTTCTTTGAAAGTGGATGTGTCAGTCAATATGAAATTCTTGACCGCATCGGTTTGTCTGCACTTCATACTGAACAGGAAATACGGATTTGCAATCGTCACTTTTTCGGTGAGAGTTACATACCAGTATTCGGAATCTTGCTTAGTTACTTGGAGCATCTTTGTAAAATAGCGAGTTTACTTTTATGTAACAAAAAAGGGTGAGCAAATGCCCACCCTCTCTCTCTATGAATCAAGCAGAATTAAATGCCCAATGTTGTGATCACTGATGCTTGTACCAAGAATGGTGCTTCAGCTTCAATGGCGGATAGAGTCACCTCATATCCAGTAGAGTCACCCATCGCTGTACCCGTGTTGCTGACCATAGCGGTCACATCACAACCCAAGTCCTTACCGGCTAACCAATACTCGTCATTGTTTGTTTTAACGATGCAATAGCAACGACCTTGTGCAAGAAGTTTCATCTCGTTGCGTTTGGTGGTTGACAATCTGCGAAGTTTGAACGCAATGTCAGCTTGGTTGAAAGATGTGCCGTTCTCAATCGAAACATTTGTAGTGTTTGTCATTGAGCCGGTTGCTTTCGGTAGCTCGTAAGTGTACACATCACCGCTTACAACAGTTGTTGCGGTTACAACACCACTAACAACGGTAAACTTTGATGCTGTCCAACTGATTAGGTGGATGCTTTTGATACCCCCGATTGCTTCTTTGCAATCAAGGGTAAATCCTGATGTTAATAAACAAGCCATCCTACCTTAGATTAAAGGGTGAAATAAACAACTTCAGATGGGAATGCAACCTGCACACCATACTTGAAAGTCAAACGGAAACGAACTTCGTCAGAATCTTCAGAATACCAAAGTTTTGCGATTTCCTCTTCGTTTGCAAGGTCAGTTCCTAAGAAGAAGTTAGACAATGAACCAGCGAACAATTTGTTTGTTCCGTTCAAACCACCAACGGCGATCAACTTCATATTAGTTCCAGGATAAACCATTTCCATTTCAGTTGCAGCATCAGCCACATAGTGAAACAAATTGGCGTTCTTCAAATTAACCAACATCAACTTGTAAGCGTCAACACCCAAGAAACAAACTAAGTCAGTTTTGGTTGCAACGGCAGCAGGGATGTTTGCGTAGATTTGATCTAAGATGTCATCGATGTTCGCAGAAGTTACAGTTGTGAAAGTTGTTGGAGCAGCATTCGCCAATGTTGGAGATGCAGCAGCGATGATTTTGCTCAAACCATCAAAACGGCTTAAGTTAGGATTACCACTTGCAGTATCACCCTGCCAAAGAGCAGTTTCCAAAGTTTGTGCAATCACGGCTACCTTCTCGTTACCAATCTGCTCCTCGAAAGGAATCATTGTTGGTGAACCGGGCATAATTTGTGTTTGCATCCACTTTGCTTCCAAAGTTTTAGGACATAAAGTTTCTTCAACTTTCACCGCACCAACGGTGATGTTTCTTTGTGTGAAGGTAGTTGTACCACTTGGATTGTATCCGCAGCCATCGGCTTGAAAGAATACAGTTGAAGCGATGATGTTCAAGGCAGCAGATGATTTTACACCTACTTGCACTTGGTTAGCAGCGTACATTGCAGCGGCAGTTTTGCCACTGAACAATGCTTTAACCAACAAATCTGTTGATTGTTCGTTGTTGTAATTAACGAGAGATCCGACTGAAAATGCCATAGTTTTAGTTTATTTATTTAGTGAGTTTTTTAATCTTTTCAATGCTTCAAACTGATCATTCTTCTTGTTTGAAACGGGAGTTTTTGTTGGTTCTTCTGAAGGCAAGTCAGCAACTTTCTCGATTAGGTCGATTGCTTTGCTCATTGCTTCTTTGTGTGTGTTGTTAGATGCAGTCAATGTTGCCACCTTAGCAGTCAATTCAGCAATGGCAGTTTCCATCTTAGCAACAACTTCGTTGAATGCACTTACTGTTGCGAACTCTTCGGCTTCAACTTCAATCTCAACTTCAGGTTCAACGATTTCAGTAACTAAACCACCAACGGTTGTCACCAACAATCCACCTTCAACCTCGTGAGTTGCATCAGGTGCTGGAATGTCACCTTCAGCAGTTTGAACGAAGATGGCAGTTCCGATTGCCAATTCACCTTCGTAAGTAATTACAGTGCCATCGGTCAAAGTAGCAGTCGCTAATTCAACGGCAACGGGTTCGTCAGAGAATCCAAGCATTGTGCGGATTTCCTTGAGTGTTTCTTTTGCGTTCATTTGTTATATAATTAGGTTTTTGTTTTAAGTGTTGCAATTTTATTTGCCATTCCATTGGCTAAGGATTGATTTCATTTGCTCAAGGAGTTGTTCATCAGCATCAACGGGAAAGTCAAAAACACCCTCAACCGAGAATCCTTTGAACTCGCCTGACTTGACTTTTGCCCACACTTCATCGTTGTCGATAAGGTATGAAACAAACCAAGAACCATCGGCAACTTCTTCAAATCCCTTTGGTGGCATCACGCCCCGTTCACGATCAATGATGTATGATTCAAATAAGCTCACCCCATCTGCG